TATTGCAAGAAATAGCACCAACTGCATACAAAATTACACTAGATAGATGTGTAAAACTAGGTATTGTTAGTCCTTATAAGATTACATGTGTACCTGTAACGCTTACAGATGAAGAGAAAGCAACATACAAAAAGATAAATAATAAATATATTTATTGGAAGTTGCAACTAGGTAACTTTGATGCATTTAACGAGGCTAGAAGAATTTTGGCTAAAAGAAATGCTAGTGGTGTGCAAATACAAGCAGCGGTACAGTTTTATAGATGTATTAGAGCTCGTAAACAGATTGTAGATTTTGCAGAAAACAAGATAAATAAGTTTCAGCAGATATATGCATCAAATACAGACAAGAAAATACTAGTATTTGGTGGTGCAAATGCATTTACGGATCAATTGTGTGATTCTATACCAGGTGGTATGGCTTATCACTCTAACAAAACAAAAAAGCAGAAAGAATTAGCACTAGAATCATTTAAAAATGATGATATAAATGTGCTATTTTCTACAAAAGCTCTTAATCAAGGCTTTGATGTTCCCAACGCAAATATGGGTATTATGTGTGGTATTACAAGCAAAGCTTTGTCTATGATACAGCGTGTGGGACGATTAATACGTTTCCAGGAGGATAAAATTGGTAAGATAGTAATTATCTATGTTGCTGATTCTCAGGAAGAAAAGTGGCTTAAGAAGGCTACAAAAAGTCTTAAGAATGTTGTTTGGGAATAATTATACAAATTATTTGTAGATGATAACAAAATTTATTATATTTGCTTTTAGATTTAAAATTAGTATAACAAAACTTTTTATAACCATTACTGCCATATGAATGTAGATATAGATTTTGAAGTGTTAGAACAGACAGGTATGTCTGCTGACGATTATCTATACCTATATGTTATCTACAAGGAAAGTTATGCATATTTAAACAATCTTAATCTAAAACCAAATCTAGAGAAGTTACAAGAAGATGGATATATTAAGCTAGGCGAAACACCTGATCAACATTTTATAAGACAAGAGTTCATAGATCTTTTCTCTTCGAATTTTGATCAGATGTTTGCTGAGCTTATAGGTAATTATCCTATGAAAGTAATGACTACAGATCGTGGTGTCAGAGTGTTACATGCTAAGGATCCAGATTCTAAGGCTAATGCAAAGAGCAAAGCAAAATATAAAAAAATAGTAGGGGATAAGCTATATAAACACAAACACATAATAAAGTGTTTAGATACACAACTTACAATAGAAAGGCACAATCTTGCATATATGCAAAACTTAGAAACATGGATTAATAACCATACTTGGGAGAAGTATGAAAACTTAGATGAAAATGACACAAGACAAGAAACCAACAGAATTACAAGATCCCTTTAAGGATAAGGGATTTAAGAGCATAAGAAAAGCTATTAGTGCATCATTGCACCAGGTAGCTGATGGTATGAATGGTAGACGTATGGTGTATCCTACCAAATGGGCAAGACTAAACAAAAACTTACTAGGTGGTTTGCAACCAGGTAAGATGTATGTAATTGCAGGTCGTCCAGGTGTAGGTAAATCAGCGTTTAGTAACCAATTGATCTTTGATTTATTGGATAACAATATAGGTAAGAATTTGCTTGTATTGTATTGGACTTTCGAGATGCCCGGTTATCAGCAGATACTGCGTGCAGGCTCAAAAGGCGTAAACAAACAGGTAGGTGAGCTGTTATCTGTAGAAAAGAAACTAGAACAGAGTGCTTATCAAAAATTTAAGGAAGAGGTACTAAAGTATGGGAACTATCCTGTATACTTTAACAATGTACCTAGAGATATGGAGTTTATCAAAGAGGCTAATGTAGATATAACTAACAAAAGGCCTGATTACACCATTATTAATGTATTCGATCACTCTAGACTGATCTTAAGTAGTAGAGAACAAGAATTACAAAAACTAAATGAGGTATCAAAAGGATGTATGTGGTTGCAAGCTAAAATGGGGACTATAAACATTCTGTTATCTCAGTTAAACCGTAACATAGAACAAGAACATCGTGCTAAGGCACAGTATCAGCCGCTGCTAACAGATTTGTTTGGCGGTGACTCTATTGGTCAGGATGCACATGTTGTTATGATGTTACAAAGACCACATGATCTATATGGGATTACAGATACATACTGTAATGAGAATCCTGTTGGTCTGCTAGCAGTACACATGGAGAAAAACCGTGATGGTTTGCTAGGTATGATACCGTACGAAGCGGAGATGTCAACATTTACAATTAAAGAGAGAGCAAAAGAATGAAGAAAAGAAAATTAAATAGCAAGAATCCTAAGTATATGGATGCTAGCGAAACTAAAGAAAAGAAAGTAATAAAAAGAGTATTAATAAACACTACTAGTCATGGATGTAAAATCTGGGGCGTGTGGTATGAAAACTAATTATATGGAAACTATGGAATTACCTAAAGTTAAGGTTATGGCGAGCCGTAAATCGCCTAAAAATATGGTTATATATGGTCCACCAAAGATCGGTAAGACTACAGTATTGTCACAGCTTGACAACTGTTTGATTATAGATCTAGAGGATGGTTCTGATATGGTTGATGCACTAAAAGTAAAAGCAAATAGTCTTGCAGACTTGCAGGCTATTGGTAGTGAGATCATGAAGCAGGGCAGACCGTACAAATATGTAGCTATCGACACTATATCTAAACTAGAAGAATGGTGTGAATTACATGCAAAAGCAATATATCAAAAGACACCTATGGGTAAGAACTTTGACGTTAAGAAAGAAGGATTATCTGTATTGTCATTGCCTAACGGTGCTGGTTATTTGTATTTGCGTATGGCATACAAAGAATGGATTGACAAGCTAAATAAACTAGCAGATCATATTATTCTTGTAGGTCATCTAAAAGATAAAATGCTAGAGAAGAAAGGTAAAGAGGTAGCAGTAAAGGATCTTGACCTTACAGGTAAGATTAAACAAATTACATGTGCTAATGCAGATGCTGTAGGTTATGTATATAGAGAAGAAGATGAGACTATGATTAGTTTTAACTCTCTAGACGATGTAACTGCAGGTTCTAGATGTGCACATTTAAAAGGCGCAACCATGCCTTTAGCTTGGGATCAAATTTTTATAGACTAATTAAATCACGAAAACTATGATAGACGCGAATGAACCAACTCCTGGTGGGGTTGTAAAACAAGAGACACCAGCAAGAATAACTACTAGTATGATTATAGCTGACCTAGATAACGGTGTAGACCGTAATGGGATCAGAGATAAGTATAGTTTACAGGCATGGGAAGTAAAACAAATGTTTGAGCACCCTGCACTAAAAGGTAAGAAAGCTAAAAAGATTAGAAAACTGTCGTTTACTTTTGTAGATGATACTACATTTGCAGAAGTAGATGTAGATGATACAAATCAAACTAGTATTCCTGTACCTACGGTAGAAACTGAAGTAAACGAAGAGGCAGCTATGGACTCTATAGCTAATACAATAAATACTATAGAATCTACAGACGATAATCAATTAACACAATTTTAATAATTAAATATATATAGATATGGCAATACAAAGTAATGCAAGTACCGAAGAGGTATCAGGAGGTGGTAGAGAATTCTACTCCGGTCTAACAAATGTAAATGTTGTTGCAGTTAACCCTACAATGGCAGAACTACATGCGCTAGACATAAATGTAAAACAAGAACCTGCATACTCAGGTACTAGCAATGATCAAGACTGGAACAAAGTAACGTTCTGGCTTGCAAATGAAGATGGTAAATTTAAACTAGATTTGTTTCTAAAGAATAATCATAAACTATCTCAAACTGGAAAGTCTCTATGGCTAAACAATGTAGGTCAATCTACATGGTCAACTGATGCACCAACTTATGACTGGTGGAAGAAAGACGGTGAGAGAAAAGCTTATGACGGCGAGAGAGAACTAATTGAGTTTACAAAAGCTTGGGCAAATGTTGCAGCAGGTGCTAATGTGTATTATGATACCATGGCTGATATTGTTAACGGTAACGTTGCAGAGATCAAGAACCTAGCAAAAGTGCTTAAGACTAATCAACTTAGAGTATTGATCGGTGTAAAAGATGATAAATATCAAGGTATTTACACTGGTTATTTTGGCAGAGTTAGACCACAAAGAGATGATTTATTTATGAAAGCTCTTAATGATGAGTATACTCAGTTCAAAAATCATGATTTCAATGCAGACCTCAAGTGGGGTAAGCATGTATCTACAGTTAGCCTAGTTACTCCTGACACTATTAGTGAGGAAGAAGACTGGACTACCGCACAGCCAGCAGAGAGCGCTCCTTTCTAATGGCCGTTGATCGTAGAGATAGTAACGATCACCTACATACCGATGTCATACTTAGTAAAATTACTGAGTATGACATTTTTAGGTATTATTGCCCAAACTTTAAAATACTTGGTAAGAAATTTAAGAGTGACCTTCGACAAGATAATTCACCTACAGTTTCTATAATACCGTATAATGGTAAGTTACTATATAAGGACTTTGGTTCTCCTGATCACACATTTGATTGCTTTAATTATGTAAAGTTTAAATATAATTGTGATTTTTACTCTGCGTTAAACATTATCGATTCTGATTTCAATCTTAATCTAAGTTCTAAAAAAGCTGGTATAAAATTTACTATGGGTCTAATGGCTTATAGACAAAATAAAACACCAGATTACACTAAACCTGAAGTTTTACTTAGGAAGCGCCGTAGGCAGTGGACTAGGGACGACGCAAACTTTTGGAAGAAATATTTTGTTAGTAAAAAAATATTGACTATGTTTGGGGTCGAACCTATAAGTCACTTCTGGGTAAATAGTAACAGATTTAGTTGTAAATCAATTACTTACGCTTTTAGATTCAAGAATCGATATAAAATTTATTCTCCTTATGAAGAACAAAATAAGTGGTTAAGCAATACAAAAAAGACAGATGTCCAAGGCTATAACCAACTCCCGTATAAAGGTGAGAGACTTATCATTACTTCATCGCTTAAAGATGTTATGTGTTTGTATGCTGCAGGTTATCATGCAATTGCACTACAAAGCGAAATGCAAATACCTTCAGCTAAATTGGTAACTGAGCTAAAAGAAAGATTTAGCCAGATAGATATTTTATACGACAATGATTTCGACAAAGTGACAAATCCTGGCCAAGCTATGGCTAAAAAGATTTGTGATTTATATGGTTTTACGAACATATGCATACCTGATTACTATCAGTCTAAAGATCCATCAGACTTAGTAAGTAAGACATGCGGGTTCATTGAACTTAAAAACATATTAAATGACACGAGATGAAATTATTGAAAAATTAAGAACACGAAAAGGATACTTAAAAAAAGGAGCACAGTTCCTAGCTGATAAATGGGATGTAGACATAGCTATTATTAGAGATTGTAAAAAACTTGTAAACTCAGAAGAGTGGGTGCAAGAGCGCATGAATAATGATAATGGTCATGAGCTTAGCGAAAGCCAAGCATTTTCAAAACATTTATTAGATAATGGATTAACAATGGCAGATGTAAAGTCTGTTAAATTTTGGCAAAACTTTAATGGTGAACAACGTTATAGTATAGTAACACATAATCAGTGGCATGAACAGCCGCAAGTTAAGGATGAGTTACTAAACTATATAAAGAATAGATCTGCTAAAGTAGCTAAGATTAAATATACAAAGCCAAAAGATCCTGTGCTGTATGAAATATCATTACCAGATATACATTATGGTAAAATTACTGATGAGGGACCAGAAGCGCTAGAAAGAAACTATATGAAAGCTATAGTAGATTTACATAGAAAAGCTGATGGTCTTGAGATAGATAGATTTTTATTACCGGTAGGTAATGATGGTCTAAACTCAGAAGGTATGAGTAGGGCTACAACAAAAGGGACACCTCAGCAAGATAGTATGCGTTGGCGTCAATCTTTTAGAGGATACTGGCACTTAGTTACAAAAGCTATTGATTATTTATCACAGTATGCCCCGGTAGATGTAGTTGTAATACAAGGTAATCATGACTTCGAGCGCATGTTTTATGTAGGAGAGGTTTTAGATGCTTTATATCATAATAATAAAAATGTAACTGTAGATAATAGTCTAGAGTCACGTAAATATTATGAGTATGGTATAAATATGATCATGTTTACACATGGAGACAAGGAGAAAGCGCAAGAATTACCGCTGTTGATTGCTACAGAACAACCTGAGATGTGGAGTAGATGTAAAGTTAGGGAAGTACATTGTGGACATAAGCATAAAGAAATGCTTAATGAATACATGGGAACTAAGGTTAGATTTATTCCTAGTATTTGTGCTAATGACACTTGGCACAAAACTCAAGGCTATGTAGGAACACTTAGATGTGGTCAAGCTTTTATATGGAATAAGAACAGAGGACTGGAAGGGTACCTCCAAACAAATGTAATGAGCTATGGCCTGGAAGAGAAAAGCTAGAAGTAAACCAGGACGTAAGAAAGTAAAAAATGCTAAAAAAAGTACGTATGACGGTAAGACTTTTCAGTCTAATCTAGAACTTTATTGTTATAAAGGACTAAAAAAGGCTGAAGTTGACGTTGAATATGAACAGCACACATTTACAATCTTTGATCCTTTAGTATATCCTCAAGCATGCTATGAAGGTACAGCTAAGAAACTGTATAATAAAGGCAGTAAAATACGGGCTATAACTTATACCCCAGATTTTGTTGATCCTAATGGTAAGTTTATCATTGAAACAAAAGGCTATGCCAATGAGTCTTTTCCGTTGAGATGGAAACTATTTAAAAAACATCTAAAAGATAATAATCATCACTATGTATTATTTATGCCAAGAAATAAAACACAAGTAGATGAGGTTATAGAGCTTATTAAGCAACTATAATTTAACCAATTAAACACTTTAAATATGAATTATGATGACTGGAAGCTGTCCCCTCCAGACGGGGATGAGCTACTAAGCCCTTGTTGTGGCTGCACTTACACAGAAACAGACGAAAGCTATGAATGTGACTCTTGTAAAGAAGAGTTTGATGAGCCTATTGTAGATTATGAGTACAGAGCTCGTATTGAAGATGATAGAGCAGAAGCAATGATGGAAGACAGACGTCTAGGATTATAAACCAATTAAACACAAATAACATGAGTATTAAAACTATTGATAAGCCTATGCAAGGTAGCGCCGGCATAGCAAAGAAAATTAACAAAGGCGCTGAGAAGATGGTGTTTGACATTTTGCAGTCAACACAGTATTCTATGCCAATACAGTCTACTATTAGAGAGCTTGTAACAAATGCATGTGACTCTCAACGTGAGAAAGAGGTAGCACTGGAGATTATAACAGGTAAGAGACAAGTAGAAGACTATTACATAGAGCGTCATGGTGCGCAGTATGAGGATAGTAATTTTGATATAAACTATTATAGTCTAACACATTTACATCATAATAAACACAAGGTAGACTTATTATATACAGAGAACCAAGGTGTTGGATATTGTGATACATTTTCAGTTACTGACTATGGTGTAGGTATAGGTGGTAGAAGACTAGAAGGTATACTAGAGCTAGGTTACTCTACAAAGCGTAACACAAGCGAGAACTTCGGTGCCTTTGGCCTAGGTGCAAAAGCTGCACTATCTACAGGTGTAGATTTCTATACTATAGAAACTATATACAATGGTATGCGTTTTAAATGTAACTGTTACAACTACAAAACTGATTTTATTATACCAGCATTTAATGTAAAGACAGGTATGCAGAATAAATTCATAACGTTTAGTGATGGCACTAAAGTATACTATGAGCATTCTGATGACATAAATCAAACTACAATATCTTTTGGTGTAAAGAAACACAACCGTAGCAAGTTTAGAGATGCGGTAGAAGAGCAGCTGTTGTATTTTGATAACGTTAATTTTACTATTAAATACGAAGATGGTGAGTCTAGAGACATGCATTTTAAAGCTGAGGTATTACATAACTCTGAGAATCTTATAGTTTCAGATAGTTACTATTTTAGTAAGCCGCATATTGTTCTTGTAAAAGATAAGAATGCTAGCACAGGTATTAACTATGGTTATATTGACTTCAAAGAGCTAGAAATGCAACAGATGTATGGTTCTATTGCCTTCAAGTGTCCTGCTAGACAGGTGATCACTAACGAAGATGGCACAGAGACTGTATTACAAGAGGGTGTAGATGTTACTCCATCTCGTGAGAAAGTTATATGGAACGAGACTACTAAGAAATACATCAAAAGTGTTATTATGGCTGCTGCAAAAGAAGCTAGTGACATGGTTCAAGAACAGCTTACAGAAACAGACTTTCTTAAGTGGGTTGATAAGTGTAGGTCTATTATATCAGGTGATAGTGATGACAATAAAGTTCTAAATAAAATTGCTCGTATCATTGACAGAGATCTAATTAAGCCTGTCTTTGGGCCTGATCCTAGGATTAAGTATGGACCAGCTAATAAACTGTTTGAAGGTTTTAAACTAATGAAACCTCTAAGACTAAATGGTAAGATAGATAGAGAGCCTGTTAAAGAATGGCACGGTGTTGATGCTAAACATTTATACTTTAGAAAAGAGCAGTTTAGTAAATACAAAGATCTGTATCTTATGCAAAAAGACACAGAGGATAGATTCTCTCTTAACAGTGTTGTAACGTTTAGTAGAATAGATTTAGATGAGCATTTTAAAGATGATTTGATAAAAGCTACAGATAAATCTTTTGTTATAAAAGAGAAGAATAGAGTTCTTGCTAAACGTACAGCTGTATTTAACTTTATTAAACAATCAGAGTGGTACAAAGACTATGATAGTGTTGTAGTTCCTGATGAGTTTATTGCAGACTGTAAAGAACAAGAGCTAGAAGAAGAAGAAAAGTCTAAGTATTCTAATCTAACCGCTGCAGAGCGTCGTGAGATAGAGAAAAGAATGGTTGCATATACTCTTAGGTGGGATCATCGTAAAGATGATAGACTTACATTAGAGAAGATAGAGCCTAAAGCAAAAGATCTTATGGCTAGTTCTAATCGTATCTATTATTGTACTAAAGAAGATGAGGATAAAATGAAAGTTGCTGCAATGTTACTAAAAAATACTGCACCACATTTCAAACAAGTTTATCCACAAGCCTCTTGGTATGCTAACGGATCATCTAGAGGTTCTGAAAGTTATCCTATTTACTGGTATGAGCATCCGCCTGTTAGATTTATGAAGTGGAATAAGAAAGGTGAGTATGAGGACTGGGCTGCTGATCCTAAACAAGGATGGGATACGCCTCAACTTATACGTGTTAGTCAAAACAAGGTTAAGTTTATTACACAAAACCCTAATGTCAAACACATCGACGAGCTATTTTTACAACTAACAGATAAAAACGGATATACTATGGATAATTCACTTGTTAAATATTACACTGCGCATAAACTAGAAAAGATAAACCTATTTAGATTTATGCAGGGTCTTGGATGTATACATCCTGAGCTACAAAAAGACTATTGTGAACTGCTAGATTTACGGAATGATAATTACTCTGAATGGGAGTACAGAACAGCTCATGATATGGCACCAGATCTAATTAAACACATGGACAAACTGTTTGAGTTTCAACAGTTTATACAACAGTGTGATGATCCAGATTTGATACAAGAAAAGTCTAAAGAACTGTTTGTTTTGTCAGATATTGGTGAGGCTAAAGCCGCAGATTTGACTATATTAGCTAAGTATAATAATATTGTAGAATTTGCAGAAGAAGTTAAACCGCTACTAGATGAACTGTCTTGTCTTGAGGAGAGAGAATGTGATATGTCTCCTGAACTCGAGAAAGAGATTAGAGTTTATTTAAGAGCTAAATCTAGAGAAATATGGGAAAACTAATAACTAAGGATGTACGAAAAACGTTCACGATAAGGCCTTCGGGTAGATCTACGGATTTTATATCTCCTAGTTTTGGGTATGGCTGTTTGTATAATTGTTCTTACTGTTATATGAAACGTCATAAAGATAAAGGTTTGTCTATTGCTGTAAACACCGGTGATATATTAACAGAGATTAATAATCATGCGTATTTTACACCAGTAGATAAACCTAATCAGACCCATGCAGAATATACCACTTATGATATTAGCTGTAACGAAGATTTTGCGTTGCATGCTAAATATCATGATTGGCAAAGGATATTCGAGTTCTTTAGAGATCATCCTGTAGCTATGGGTAGCTTTGCAACTAAATTTGTAAACCCAGAGTTAATAAACTTTGACCCTAAAGGTAAAATACGTATTAGATTTAGTCTAATGCCACAACATAAGTCAGATTTACATGAGCCTGGTACATCTAAGATCATTGATAGAATAAAAGCTATCGATGCATTTATAGAAGCCGGTTATGATGTACATGTAAACTACAGTCCTATTATTGTATACGATGGTTGGTTACAAGACTATGAGTATATATTTGATATGATGAATGATTATGTAAGTTACAAAAATCAAGTTTTAGCAGAGTGTATATTTTTGACACACAACTTTAAAAAGCATACTGTAAACTTAGATAGACATCCAGAGACAGAAGTAGATCTATGGGTTATTGATAAGCAAGAGATAAAAAAATCACAGTATGGTGGAGAAAACGTACGCTACAAACTTGGAGAGAAGTCTAAATATATTAAACAGTTTAGACAGATACATGAAAGCAAAGTGCCTTGGAATACTATAAGGTACATTTTTTAACCAATTAAATATAAAATATGATTACAATTAATGTTATAGAAAACAAAATCTGTGGTAATTATGGAGAGAATCCATTCACAGTGGATTACAGCAAAGAGCTGTATGATGAAATGCAAGGTCTAGCAGATCAGGCAAACAATGTAAATACAATGGAACAGTATAATGATATACTAGAGGCTTTTGCACAGCTGACTATTGTAGATTACACAAAAACAATTGAAACACAATGTCCTTACATACATATTAATAAAGGCACAGGAGAGTTCTTTCTTAAGCACAATGGTGTGGTATCTAGTATACCTATGCCAGAGGCGCTTGTAGATAGAATCTTTGAGTCTCTAGATAAAGAGATAGACTTTATGCCTTTGGTAAAGATGTGGACAAGGTGGCTAAGAAATCCAATCTTGTGGAGAAAGATGAAGCAAGGTCATGGAGAAGATTTCTGTAATAGATTCTTTAACTTTGTTAATATGCAATATGTGCATCCTAAACATAAAGAGGATCTTATGGAAAACCATGGGTTAAGCGAAGAAGCAGCCGAGAAAAGAGCAACAATGTACCAAATGAAGATCACCCATGAGGGATTGTTAAATGGTTACAAGGTCTCTAGAGAGGTGCTGCATAAGTTTAACGCAGAAACCGGTGAACAAGAGGATCGTTATAAAAGAACGTTCAATGTTGATACCGGTGAGATAGAGGGAGATGGATTACCAGAACACGTAGAAGATAGACTATTTGAACCCGCGGTTATGGGTAACAGTGGGGATGCATTCTTCTGTGAGGGCCCAAATGGTTATGGTAGTCCACAACACTTTATCAGAGTGGGTTGTACCCACAGACTAGCTGACTGGAGCCAAGTTAACGTTAATGATACAGTATCATGCGTTAAAGGGCTTCACGTTGGCGGCCTTAAGTATATTGCTTTCTACAGCGGTGAGATACATAACATATTCGTAGACCCAATGCATATTGGTGCTGTGCCTTGTGATGTAGACGGCGCTATTAGATGTAAGCAATACTTTGTCCATTCATCTCTAGTAGGTGTCAATGGATCTATTTACCATAGTTCTAGCTATGCAGCTATGACAGATGCGGAGTGGGATGAGATGAGGTCTAAGGCTGTACAAGAGCGCGCAGAGAAGAAAGCTCAAAGTGACAAGGAAGTTGCTGAGCTCAATGCTCTGTAGCTAGTGTTTAATTGGTAGGATAAAGGGGGTGAAGTACTGAGTAGCCCCCTGAATCCATTAAAACTTAAAATATGAAAAGAGAAGATAAGATAGCTCTAATAGATGGCGATAGTTTAATCTATTATGAGATGAAAAAGAATACCTTAGAAGAAGCACTAGCAGGTATTGATATGAGAATTAATCAAATGCTAAATATAACTGGGTGTAAATATTATGCCGGTTTTCTAACCAAGGGTAAATGCTTTAGATACAATGTAGCAACTACCAGACCATATAAATACAATAGAAAACGAGATGATTTACCAATTATATTTCCTGCATTGAAAGAGTATCTACAACAGCAATGGAAGTTTACATACATACCAGAGCTAGAAGCAGATGATTTAGTATCAGTGTATCATGATCCTCTAAAGACTATTATATGTAGTCCTGACAAGGATGTGTTATATCAAAACAGAGTACATAATTACAATTATGGTAAGGGTGAGTTTGTTGAGGTAGATGAAAATGATGCGCTAAGATTCTTATGGAAACAGGTGCTAATGGGTGACTCTACAGATGGTATTATGGGTATACCAAAGGTAGGTCCTAAGACAGCTGAGGGGTGGTTAAAAGATATGCCTCCATCTGATATGCCAACTTTTGTACTAAATAAATATATAGAAAAGTTTGGAAACTCAGAGGGAATTCATAGATTTACAGAGACGTTTAAGTTAATATACATACTTAAAACTAAAGAAGATGTGTTAAGAGAAACCGGTATAGAGTTACCAGATCTAGTAACACATAAAGTTGAATTTTCAAATCAAGAAGAATTATGGTAGTACAATGTGACAATTTAGTATACACTCCAATAAATGCTCTAACGTTTAGAATTAGCGGTAATACAGAGTGTCTAAAACCCGTAGAGAAAGATGGTGTTATTGTAGCACTAGAAGGGCCAAATGATCTTAATATAACACTGGGTCTAACAGTTCCTGTTAAGAAGACAAAATATAAAATTAATATTATAGAGAAAGTTGGTAACTACAAATTATATTATGACATATCAATAGCTAAGCGAACAAAAGCTACAACTTTTATAATGCCTATGTTACCTGGTACTAGAAAATTATATTTTTGGAGCACTTTCTTTGTAAATTGTTTTATAGCTACACCAGAAGACAAAGATTGTATAGCATTACTATTTAGATGGTCTGCTGATACAAGATATATTAAGTTTGAGAAAATACTAAAAGAGGTTAAATATTTTAAACGTAGGTATGATCCTAGTCCTAACTATGTAATGTTTGTTTTTGACATTCCTAAAGGATTTAGAAGAGAATACAGGGCGTTTATGTTAGGTAAGTATTCTAAATTTACTAGAGAATACAAGCTAGACATTTTAGATTTTCATAATGCTGATATTAATGACGAAGTGGGTCAGATTATATTTAAGAGTGATAAACGTAGAGAGCTGTTAGAAAAACGGCTTAATGCAGACTTGCCAGAAGAGTCAGAGCTCTTAAGTATAATAGATATAGAAGCGGAAACATATAATCCAGATATTTATAAATTAAAAAAATTACTATGAATATAAATGATATTGTAATATTAAGAAAACATGATCAATACCATCATCGAGGAGTTATTGGGAATAGATATATAGTTACGGAGATTAAAAAGACAGAACTTAAGCTATGCGCTGAAGAGTCTAATGATCTTTGTTTCTATACAAGTCCTGATAATGTAGAACCATTAGTGCAATGTACTATTCCTTCTTACGAAGACCAGTTAAATGCTGAACATGCGATAGATCCTAAATGGGTAGAAACAAGAACTGAGGTTGCTTTTGAAGACTTTGCAAATAAACTAGACACTGCAGCTAGTGCTATTGTAGATTTATTAAAAAGCAAGAATAAAGCTTACGGTAACACTGCATTATCACCTGTTAAGATATTTAGCAGATTAGATGCTACAGAGGCGCTATGTGCGCGTATTGATGATAAAATCATGCGTATAAAAAATAAAGGTATAAATGATCAAACTGAAGATACAGTTGATGACCTTATAGGTTATTTACTTTTGTTAAAAATGAGTATGTAATAAATTAAGGGGGTATTGCCCCCTTTTTGCTACCCCCAAGAAATTAATTATTCTTTTATTTTAATAGTTATGTCATGTGGTGCATATTCATTACCACCAAAGTATGGGTATAAATAATACCTTCTAACTAGTCCCCAATAACCTTCTGGTCTACGTCTAACCATTGTAGTATCACCATCTATAACTATAACATAGTAAAATGTTGTAATATCTATTACAGCATTATAAATTACGTTGGGTTCTATAACCTTTATTGTAGCAGAGCTATGCCTGCCTTGTTCATGACGTAACCAACATAATTCTATATTTCCATCTAAGTAGCGCCATCCAAGACGTATGGAATATTTTTGATGTAACTTACCAAAGTCACTCATACCATAGATCTTGTTTACATCGTGTTGGTTTTCTGGTACTTCTGTATAGTATTTTGCTGACTCGTCTAATATAAAATCAAATACTAGCCTGGAGTTATCGGGATGATTAATAAAATTACCAGAACTATGTTCACCAGCTGGTATAACATACGTTCTAAATCCTAAATCATCAACCTCTTTACTACAAGCTAATATAAATACAAATATTAATATTACTCTAAGGTAGTGAACCATTTATAAGCTTCTTCGGGTGTTCTTGATTTTTGTAAGCCTCTAAATATTGGTAATAAATCTTCGAAATCTTTTCTTATTTTACGGTCTCCCTTTTGGAATCTACCTGTTCTTCTTTGATAAAAAATAGCAGAGTCATCAATGAATGGGTCTCCTAATACATATCTAACTTCGCTTATCATTTGTCCTAACAACTCACCACCTTTTAGTATTGGTCTAGCTGTTGCTGTAGGAGACTGTA